TGACAAATCCTATTACAATCCTATATAGTCATTATAAACAAATGAAAGAGGAAAAATGACTGACATAACAAAGTATAGAAATGTATCATTAACACATGAGACATACAAGAAATTGATATCATTGTCGAAGGTACTATTACCTGATGCAAAATTATCTATAAGTAAAACTATTGAATCAATTGCAAACGAGAAAGCGAAAACATACAATGGCAAACTCAAAAAAGCGTAAACACAAGGGAATTTGTTCTGAGTGTAATGGGAATGGTTACAAGCAATTCCAAATACAAGAGAATGGAAAGCTAGACGAAGACAAAAAAAGCAGAGAACATATAATATTGCAGTGTGATACCTGTAATTCGGAAGGAGAAATTTATGTGGATGAGTCCGAAATTATTGAGTCTTATATTGATGCTGATACTGTGGCAGATGATGTTGGCAAGTTGCACTAGAGACTTGACTCCTAACCCTTACACAACAATATTAAAAATAATGATGAAAGATAAAAATGAATGATAATTTTCACTTAGACACTGCATACATTGCAGGATTGTTTGATGGCGAAGGATCTTTGACTTACAAAAAATATAAGGAAAAGAAAAAAACAGGTACCTATGATTGTTGGCGTATTGTTATGGAGATATCTATGACTGATAAAAATGTTATAGAACTTGTCCACGAGACGTTAATGGTAGGCAGCGTTAGACCTAAGAAGGTCCCTAAAGGCATGAAACCACAATGGCGTTGGCGTTGTTCGTTTAGAGATTGTTTGGCAGTGTGTAAGAAACTATGGCCCTATGCTATTGTTAAATTACATAAGATCGAACAAGTAATAGATCACTATGAACCAGAAATACAAGATCTAAATGACAATGTAGTCGAACTAGATAAATTTAGAGACAACATATGGTTCGGGAAAGAAAAAAAATGATAGATAGAATAGTATATAAAATATTAGAGCGAATAAACCATTACTCAACTGCTTTAACTTCATGGTCATGGCAAAAGTTATGGTCTAATAAAAAGGAGGGTTATGGTTACAAAAAACGTAAAGGCAGATAATTGGGATGGTAAATCTAGACCTACTAACAAAGCTTATGATGATAACTATGATAGAATCTTTGGTCAAAAACAGATTAAAGAATTAGATGAATCATTGAAACAATCTAAAGCTAATAGAAAAGAAAGAGAGTTAGATAAAGACTCACAAGACTATGTTGATAGTTTAAAGGATAAAATATAATGGATTATGAACTGATAAAACAAGAGCGTAGACAGTGGAGAGAGAATAGTTTGTTACAAAATAGATCTATTCAACGGTTATCTGAGGAGTTAGATATGCTCCGTAAACAAAAGGAAATGCTTCAAGAGAAGTTATTAAAGGTAGTGACTAATGATGGATGATAAAGACGCTATGGTCTACCAAAAGTTAATCGATAAACTAGAAAAAACTAACACGCCTAAGGGACCTAAAAAATCTAATAGATACAACTATATACAAGGAAAACAAATCACGGACCCCGGAACAGGAAAACGTGTTTACGAGATAAGTAATTATAGACTTCCTTCAGTAACTACGATATTAGGAGCCACCAAAAATCAAGATTTTATAAAAAAATGGAAGGCTAAAGTAGGTGAACAAGAAGCAGAACGAATTAAGAATCATTCAAGTTCCAGGGGGACCTGTATGCATAAATTTCTCGAACATCATGTTCTCGGAACTGGCTGTGTTGATCTTACAAGCATCGGACAAGAGGCGCGTCCCATGGCCGACAAAATTATTGAGATGGGTTTATCGGCAGTGGATGAGTATTACGGTTCGGAAGTTACGTTACATTATCCGGATCTATACGCAGGTGCTACAGACCTTATCTGTTCACATAATGGCATGGAGACTGTTGTTGACTTCAAACAAAGTAACCGTCCGAAGAGGGAAGAATGGATTGAAGATTATTACATGCAAATTGCAGCATACGCCATGGCCCACGATCATGTCTACGGTTCCAAAATTAAACAAGGAGTTATCATGGTATGCACGCCTGACTTATATTACCAAGAGTTTAAAACTGACGGATTGCAATTAAGAAAATGGAAACATGAGTTTCTCAAAAGATTAGATATGTTTAATGAGTTACAACATGATGAAAAAGAACGTACAAAACCAATGAAACCAGAAGATTTTGTTAAGTGATAATAATGCAACATGTGGCAAAAATACATCAATTGTGTTCAAATCAAGGCAAGATTAAGGCACAAATTGTCGACACCGGGGGTGTCGCAAGGGTGTCGAAGGGGTGTCGCAAACCGGGTTTAGGTGTCGACATTTCATGGTTGTTTAGAACAATTCTAAGTTATCTGCGTCATAAGTGTACAAAATTAGGCCAATTGTCGACACCTTCGACACCCTGCCGACACCCTGCCGACACCCCCCCTGTCGACAAATTATGGTTAAATAACCTTTGGTATAAGCTACTTATAAGAGATAGGTATCACTTATTTACTAATGCCGACACCCTTTTAGATTTTAGCGCAAATGTAATAAAAAAAAATATAAATACCCTGTTAGGTGTCGACAATCGAATTAAGGCAAAAATATGATTGGAACTGTATTTAGTATGATGACAGAAACAGACTTTTGGGATATGTTCAATAAGAAACACAACTCAAAATATTATGCCGAAAAGAAAAAACAAATCCAGGAATCTAAATACGTATTCAAAACCAAAATTAATAAAAGAACAGGTGAAGTTTCCGTACTCAAGATACAAGATTGATTGGTGTGATATAATTACGGAAGGTGGCTGGGGTTCAGAAAAAGAATTTATTAATATGAAACTAGCGACACCAGTAAGTGAAGGTTATTTATTTAGTAAAGATAAACACACTGTTAAAATATTTGCAGGTTATGATATTGATGATGATGGGACTATTACTTTTAGTGAACGTTCTGTTTTCCCGACTTCTTGTGTTCTGAAGATGACGAAACTTCACTAACTTCTTCTGGTAATGCATCAACAACCTTCGCATTTAGAATCGGCGCGTAATCTTCTAGTATTTGTTTCATTTTTAATTCTAGTTCTGCCTCTGACATTTCTTCTAGCTTACCTGTTTTTATTATCTTCCGGTCTATATATAATCCTGCAGCCATGCCTCGGTTTTTTTCAGCGTTGGTCGCAGCAGAAAAAGCACCCTTCTTCAAAGCCTCTTCTCTAATCTTACCAAGTTCAGCTACATGTTTGTCATAAGTGACAGCATATTTTTTAAGTTTCTCTTCTCGTAATGATCCAATGTATTGTACCACTAACGGAGATAGTCTAGGATTTTGTAATTCTGATGCTTCGACACTGGCTCTATTCTCACTGTAGCCTGCTGCAACAGCAGCTTCTCTTGCCGTAGTTCTGCCTTCATTGAATACGATATATTCAGCAAATCTTTTTTGCATTTCTGTTAATCTTTTTGGAACACCCATCTTGACATTTTAAGGTAACTATCCTATATTGTCAATATGAAAGATGAAGACAAAACATTTGAAAACGAGACAGTAATAGATTTTAAAAAAGCAAAAGAAGACAGAGGTCATAATGATCTTGAACTTACTATTGAAAAACTACGTACAAGCGTAAGAGATCTTATGATGGTTAATGATAAACATAGATTAATGATTAGCCAAGAATTACAAAAGAATGTTGAATTAACAAAAGAAATAAAAGAATTAAAAAAAGAACGATCAGATTATTATAATGTTAGTTAAAGATTTACAGCAGATATTAGGTCAGTTCACAGACAAACTTGCAAAAGGACAAAACAAAGTTGTAGGTAAAGGCAATGCTCTTGGATTTGCTAGAGTCTATATTGATATGAATAATGGTAGACTTGAAGAAGTTATAAGAATAGAAGCACAAGAAAATAACATCATAGCAGCTAAAGAAGGTGTAAGATTAGTTCTTAAAACTGCCACGCAAAAACCAAAACTAATTTTATAGAAGGGAGTATTATGGAAATAACTGAAGAACAAAGAAAACAAATGTTGGCTTATTTATGGGGAAGACCTTATGGAGAAGTTGCACAAATTATAGCTATGTTAGCATCATTAAAGCCAAAAATGACTGACAGTGTTACCCCTAAAAAGTAGGTGGGACCAGAGTCTAAACTTTATCAAAAAGTGCGTAAGTCTTGGAGTGATTTTTCTCTTACAAGGCTGGAAAACCTTAGCTCTCTTGGCACTCCTGATCTATTGGTCAGTAATAATAATGGCCACTTTTTCACTGTTGAATTAAAAGTAACCAAGGGTAAAAAACTAAAGTTTTCTCCACACCAATTAGCCTTTCATGTGAAGCATCCGCACAATACTTTTATCTTAGCAGAGGCCCTCGGTCCATGCACCTCTAATCGTTTTCAAATGTTCCGTGGTTCTAGGATCTTGGAGCTTGACGCTTGTGGCTTGACGCTTGAAGCTTGCTGCTTGGGGCTTGAAGCTTGTCGCTTGATGCTATCGAAGCTTGGCGCTTGAAGCTTGCTGCTTGTTGCTTTCTAAATATTGGGGCTTGAGGCTTGCGGTTTGTAATTGGTTTCGGGGCCCTTGGATCATGACGCACGCACCAGCCGGTGCCATTCTTAAAAAAATACATGCTAGTGTTTACCATAACTAATGTTTGGAATCTCTTTATTCCAGCAAGCGCGGCAATCTAAACATTTTCCGCCCTGGCTGCCTGATGGGCAGGTCTCGGATCCATCGGTTACGACTGTTGAAGTATGGGCCCACGCCTTAGGCGCTGCGCCGTCAAC